TGTACTATACACAACGAAACTGCTAATACTATTATTAACACAAGTTGTGATCATTTGGGCAATGATAATACATGGTGGAATAACATTCCGTTGGGTAAACTAGTAATCCTTCAAAATAATGATTTTCTAACCGTTGAAGAACACAATAACAATGTCACAAGTCAAACTGAATTTAAATTTAAGTACCCAATGAGCGAGTTATATTTTTCAGGTGTGTTAGATTGTAAATTATATAATAGATATATGCTTATAGGTCGTAGGTGACAAATGCCCAAGTATTTTCTAAAAGATTGCGATATATTTTATATCAGCTTTGACGAACCTAATTGTGATGTCAATTGGGAAAGAGTGAAAAGTATTGCACCGACTGCTAAGAGGATACACGGTGTAGTTGGATTTGATAAGGCGCATAGAGTATGTGCAGAGGCCAGCACCACAAATCGATTGGTAATAATAGATGGTGATAATTGGCTAAACGATGACGGCTTAGATCAAGAAATAGATGACACAGGAGTTGAAGATGCATGCTTCAGTTTCAAGAGCCAAAATATAATCAACGGATTAGAATATGGCAACGGGGGCATTAAAGTTTGGAACAAAGAAATATTGCTCAATAGCAAGACACATGAGAGAGCAAATTCTGTTGATTTCTGTTGGGATATTAGATACTATCAAGTTGACTTTATTGCAAGCGCTACGGTGCAAAATTGCACACCTTACCAAGCATGGAGGGCAGGGTATAGGGAAGGTATTAAAATGTCGTTTGTTGAAGGAAAGCCTTTAGAAGATTTTACAACACAATGGAATTTAATTTGGAAAGGAAACCTCAGCAGACTTTTTGTATGGGCTACTATTGGAAGAGATTGCGAAAATGGTATTTGGTCAATATTAGGAGCTAGGCAAGCGTTGAATGATATGTTAACTAAATCAATCAAACACACTTGCATTAATGACTATCACTGGATGTCAGATAAGTTTAGATCTATATCTGACAACGATCCAGAAGAATTTGCATTATATTTTAATAATGCTATACGACAACAAGGTATCTTTATTCCAGAATTTGATAAAGATACAAGTATTTGGTTCAAATCAATATATATGAATCCAAAGAGAGAAGGGTTGATGTGGTAATTGATCTATCATCCTTAACAGTTAGACAATTGCAACAAGAAGCTTCTAGAGTTCTTGCGTCTGGAGATGGATATGGAAATCATGACCTTGTGATGTTCAATAAGGCAGCGCATCATGACAGTCACGCGTGGTATCGTGCAGTTATCTCGTGGTATGTAGAAAAATACGGCGATATTCCCAGCAAGATTGGACCCGGTGCTGAAATCAAACTTCTGTTACCAGATTAATCTTTGCATAATAGCCAAAACATCTTAAAATCATATCATGATATATGATTATGATTCTATAAGATCTGTCCATCTTGAAATAACCAGCAAATGCAATGCATCTTGCCCAATGTGCGCTCGTAATAAATTTGGTGGTCCTGATAACGAGTTTTTACCACAGTCAGAACTGACACTAGATGACATAAAACGTATATTTTCTGAAAAATTTGTCAAACAACTCAAACGTTTATATATGTGTGGTAATTATGGAGATCCAATCGCTGCTAGTGATACTTTAGAAGTGTTTGAATGGCTGCGACAAGTAAATCCCAATATTGATCTAGGATTGCATACCAATGCTAGTGCTCGTAATCCTGCATGGTGGGCTACTCTAGCTAAGAGCTTAAACGGCGAAAGAGATTATGTTAAGTTTGGTATTGATGGTTTAGAAGATACTAATCACATCTATAGACGAGGGACCAGCTGGCAAAAGATAATGGCCAATGCTGCTGCATACATAGACGCTGGAGGCAGCAATCCTCAATGGGAATACATAGTTTTCAAACACAATGAACACCAGGTAGAAGAAGCTCGCATGCTGAGTGAGAGGATGAGGTTCTCACAATTCCGTACTAAGAAAACAGGAAGATTTTTTAGCAATACAAATCTCAAAGGCAAAGATCAGCAAGAAGTATGGAATCGCAATGGTGAGATAGAATATTACATAGAAAAACCATCCGATACTCAATATCAGAATGACAGTTTGTCTAAAGAGCAAGAACTTATTACCAAATGGGGAAGCATGCAGACTTATATTGATAATGCTAAGATCTCTTGCAAAGTTGCAGCAGAGAAGAGTTTATATATCTCAGCAGAAGGTCTTGCTTTTCCTTGTTGTTGGACTGCAAATCAATTGTATGTATGGTATTGGCCTTACAAACAGTCAGAGATATGGACTTTGATAGATCACAACACCGATAACGTTAATGCATTACAAAAAGGATTAAGTTCTGTTGTAGAAGGTGAATATTTTCGCAGAATTTATGACAGTTGGTACAAGCCAAGTGTATCTGAAGGTAAATTAAGAGTGTGCTCAAGAATATGCGGCACAGACTTTGATCAATTTGCGAGCCAATTCAAATGAAAGATTTACCAAGTCCTACATTTTGCGCCTTACCGTGGATACATCTCAGCACTAGACCAGACGGATCTATGAGAGTATGCTGTACAGCTAATGCTAGCAGCGTTCAAGATCCAGACAGCACCAACAAGACATACGGCGGACAAGTTGGAGTGTTACGTACAGACGACGGTATACCAGCCAATCTAAACAATAGCACATTACAAGATGCATGGAACAATGATTACATGCGTAATACACGCAAGATGATGTTGCGCGGTGAAAAACCTCCTAGCTGTATTAAATGCTATAAAGAAGAAGAAGCGGGTGTACAAAGCAAGAGAAGTTGGGAAACTCGCTACTGGGTTAGTGAATTAGGTTTAGAAGATATCATAGGCGATACACAAGAAGATGGTTCTGTCAGTCCACAAATACGCTATCTAGATCTTAGGATGGGTAGTAAATGCCAACTGGCATGTGTAATGTGTAGTCCACATGATAGCAGCGGATGGGTCAAAGAATGGAATCAAATTTATCCTCAGATACAAAATCCCAGATTGAAGCACAGTAGCAGTTGGGACAACAGAGGTAAAGTACACGGTGCCAATTACAATTGGCACAAGAATAATCCTCAGTTTTGGGAACAGCTATACGATCAAATTCCCAATATGAAACAGCTTTACTTTGCAGGCGGCGAAAGCACTATAATTGAAGAGCATTACGATCTATTGGAAGAAGTAGTTCGCCGTGGGTATGCTAGCAAGATAGAACTGCGTTATAACAGTAATGCAGTAGAACTTCCTGATAAGTTATTTGAGCTTTGGGATCAATTTAGACAGGTCAAATTTCACTTCAGTATGGATAGTTACGGTGCTAAAAACGATTACATACGTTATCCTAGCAATTGGGACGACCTAGTTAAGAACATGCATAGGCTAGATGCAACGGGTCCAAATGTAATAGTTACTACTGCAGTGACAGTAATGGCACTGAACATATTGTATGTACCAGATCTAATCAAATGGAAGTTGTCTCAAAATTTCAAGAAGTTTAACACTTGGCCAAATGGCGCAGGTATGATCAATTGGCATTTTGCATATTGGCCACCGCAACTAAATGTCAAGGTATTGCCGGTACACGTCAAAGCTGCTGTGAAAGACAAGTTTGAAGAATTTTATTCTTGGTTAGAGTCTAACTGGCAACTTGCAACAGGTGTAGATGGTATTTCCGTAAGCAAAGATGAATTTATGAGAAATGATTACGGTATCAAAAGATTGAAGAGCATGATCAGCTTTATGGAAAAGGAAGACTGGAGCGAGAGATTGCCAGAGATGCTAGAATGGGTTAGCTTGCTAGATAAGATTAGAAATCAAAGTTTTAGTAATACTTTCCCAGAATTATCAAAATTATTAGGAGTATAAACATAATGGATTGGGGTACATTTGGTGTGATAAATAATCATGTAGAGTCACAGAGGGTTGTTGTCATGGCAACGAAAAATAACGCAGATAGCGTCTGGGACGAGATATTTGATAGCTTGATTCTCACCGCCGAACCTCCGCAAAAATATATCAAAAAGGTAACAATCACTACCGGAAGTGGTGATGTAATCAGTATGAGCGCACAGGATTTCTCAGCCTTGCTAGAATACGAACGTCATCTACCTCCAGGTGTTAGCGATATACAGAGCGCACGCATGAGCTTGGATTTTAATAAAATCAAGCGAGATGTAGACAAATGGGCAGATGACATTCTTGGCGGATTTGATCTTAATGGCAAACCTGGATTGCCAAAGTTTCCAAAACCAAAAGCAGCTAATCCAAAACGCAAAGCACCTCCTAAAAAGAATAAGCCAACAACTTGATGATGTAGGTGTGATGTTGTAAAATGAGTGCATGATCAGAGCTATATTTGCAGTTGACCGCAATGGCGGCCTTGGGAAATCAAATGGCTTACCTTGGCCTCATGATAAAGAAGATATGCTGTGGTTTAAGAAACACACAAACCATCAAATTGTAGTTATGGGCAGTGCTACATGGAACAGCAGCATGCCTACACCATTACCAAATCGAGTAAATGTAGTAGTAAGTCGCAATGGCATTGAAAATTTCAAAGGTGCAACAGCAGTTATCCATCCAGACAATTTAGCAGCTGAACTAAAATATATTGAACATCTTTATACTGATAAGGATATATGGATTATTGGTGGTGCAAAACTATTAGAATTGTCAAAACCGGTTATTAGGGAAGCATACGTTACACATTTCCATAATGAATATGATTGCGACACTTTTATAGATCTTCCCAATTGGTTACAAGGTACAAATATACAAGAAGAGTCATACGGTAGAAACAAAACATTTAGGGTGTATATATGGAATCATATTTGAATTTATTGAGAAAAATAATTGCGTATGGAACAAATAGTTCTGATCGAACAGGCGTTGGTACTAGAAGCTTATTTGCAGAACAGTTGAGATTTGATCTTACAGCAGGGTTCCCTGCTGTAACTACCAAGAGATTAGCATGGAAGCCAGTTGTTGCTGAATTATTATGGTTCATAGAAGGGTCAGGTGACGAGCGACGTTTAGCAGAGATATTGCACGGCACTAGAGACACAAACAAGACCACTATATGGACTGCTAATGCAAATGCAGATTATTGGAAGCCTAATGCTGCATTTGATGGCGATCTAGGAAGGGTGTATGGTGTTCAATGGCGAAATTGGAGAACACCTACATTTGACGGCACTGCCAGTTACAAATCAACAGATCAGTTGTTATCATTAATAGAAAACATCAAGTTGTATCCAAATGGACGCCGACATATTATAACTGCATGGAATCCGGGTGAGCTTGATCAAATGGCGCTTCCGCCCTGCCACATGCTAGCACAATTTTATGTGCGTAATGGAGAGCTAAGTTGCCAAATGTATCAGCGCAGCGCGGATGCCTTTTTGGGCGTTCCGTTTAATATTGCATCATATGCATTGTTTACTCACATGATAGCACAAGTATGCAATCTAACAGCTAAGGAATTGATACTAACTATAGGCGATGCTCATATATACACATCTCATATGAATGCAGTTGAAGAACAGCTATCACGAGAACCAAAAGCGTTGCCAGTATTATGGTTAAATCCTGATGTGAAAGATATTACTAAATTTTGTATAGATGATTGCAAGTTAATAGATTATGACCCGCATCCTACTATCAAAGCTGAGATGGCTGTATAGTCAAGAAAATAGGTTGGGTTAGACCCAACCTATTGTTGTTTTTATGCCTTAACTTTGGTCTTTACGGCAGGCTTGCTTGCAGTCTTAGCAGCAGTTTTAGCCTTAGCTTCGGCCTTTGTTACGACCTTGGTCTCTTCAACTACTCGCTTCTTGTTTAAGCTAGGATCAAGTCGATATGCTTGCTGTCGCTTGGCCATAGCATCAGATTCTAGCATCTCAGCCATGCGCAACAATCCCATAGCTTCTTCTTTCTGCCCAGATGCAGTGGTGCCTTCCATGTTGGCTGCATGCATGTTGAACTTGCCCATTTCAGATAGTACCTGAGCGCGAGTCTCGGGATCTAGATCATCGAAGTCGGCAGGAGTAGTCTTTTCCTCTTCCTTCATAGCTTCTAGAACCTGCTGTAGTGGCCAGTTAAGGCCCTTGCGAGGCGTCATTGTTACTAGACTGACTGGTACTCTCTGCAAACGGCCACTCTCATGGAACTTCTGCAGTAGCGTTGTATTGCTACCATCTGGGCTCATCCTTCGAGCCAGGACATCTGCTAAATCTTTAGCATTTTGCCCGTCAACGCTTTCAACAATCTTGCGCAACGACTCGTTGAACTGGTCAGGTAATGCATCGGTATCAATAACCAATGCATGATCCGGGTC